CCCAGTGTTCGCACGATTCCAGTCTTCTAATGTAGAGATAACCATATCAAGAGATTCAGTAAATGTAGCAACCATGTTATCACTTCTCCTTCTTGTATGCTATTTCGTCAGGTAGTAACAGACCACCTTTGAACACTAACTTTTGCTCAATCAACATTGGTGACTCACGAAGCATACGCTTGTCAGCCCTTTCTAAAGCAGCATCGACTTCATTTTGAGGGGCTGGTTGGCTACCTTTCTTGTAACCATCATCAGTTTTTCTAATACTACTCATACCTAATTCCTGAGCCTCAACTTTTTCTCTGTATACTTGAGGTCGTTGAGTAATGAGAGCACGCAACTCTTTCTGATACTTTGCATCGGACATCTCTTCCGTTAGCGTAGCCAAAAATTCCTTTTGCTCTCTTGACATGTTTATCACTCAAATACGGTAATCTCAACGTAGCGTGCCAAAATAGCATCGACTTCAGCCTTTAGTAACTGAATCTTAGAAGTTAAATCAACATTCTGTGTCCCTTCAGGAATCAAAACGCTTCGGTCATCTGACATCAAAACATCACAAGCCACCATCTTTGTAGCAGCCTCTTCTATAGCCTTCTCAAGATAACGCTCACCGTAGATGTAAGAGCACTTAATCGCATTCCATTCAAAGAAAGGATAGGAGTTGTTAAAGTAAATAATACCCATTTCGTAATCAGCCCACCAGTCTCGTAGTCGCCCTACGTCACCACTACTCGAACCACCTTGTAGGTCGATGTTGAAGGTATCTTGGCTAATCTCACCGCTAATATCTCCTAATGCTGAACCAGTGACACGGACACATCCTGTAAAGGATGTTGCTGTTTTACCAGTATAACGGAACACTGTATCACCCTTAACGCAAACACCAGCGTGAACAAAAGAACTTGTGTCGTCTACATTGACTGTAGTACCAACAACATCAACGATGGTTGCTTTGTGATTAGTGGTTTGCTTAATTGAAAGGTTACTGTCGGTGGTAACAATAGAACACGTCTCACCCCCCTTACCAGCACGCATACTGGTAAGTTTGATAATACCAGTCCCATAATCAGCGTTTGCTGTAGCGAGAAACTCGTTATCGACATTGATGTCGCTTGAAGAACCTTCCAGTTTGTACGATGGTACGAATGGTACTGCCGCTTTACTTACTCTGTCTTCTTTATTGATAAGGTCAGCAAGATTCTGTGCTGTTGTAGCAGGGTCAAAATCGGCACGCCATTGAGTGTTACCTGTTCCTATCTCTAATTCAGCAGCAGAGCCATTACCTGTTGATACTACGATTGCTCCTGTGAGCGCTCTCACGTCATCAGGAATATGAATACGAGCCTCAGCGCTGCATATCTCTCGATAGTCGTCACCTTGCCATAGTTCAAGACGAAGAATCTGTTGTACATTTCTAAACAAAAGTGGAGCAGTACCAACATAATCTGTGTAATATCGTCGTCGGTATGGTTTGTATGTGTCGAAGTTAATGTATTCAGCACTCACGAGATAAGGTCGCCAAGCGTTGTGTGTAATGTTGTCAATCTTGTCTTGGGCTTCTTTGATACGAGCCTCTACAATTGAGCGTTTCATACCACGAGTTTTACCGTTGGTAAACGATGCTGTGTTTTGAACGTAGGTGTTATCAGCAGCCTGATAATCAGCAGAAGTGATAACATCGCTGAAATTGAGTTGAACACCATTAGCACTACTACTAATTGTTGTGATAACTCGCTCTGTTCCTAATGGGTCAGCATCAGAGTAAATGAGAATGGTGTCATCTTTTGAAAAACCCACAGTTCTGTAATCAGCACCTGTAACGAAAACGGCAGTAGTAGTGCTGTCAGCACTGACTAAAACGGCTTCCTGTGGGCCTATTGAAAGGAAATCTGCAACTTTCTGTGCAGTAGTGTAGACAATAGCCGAAGGGTCAAGTGGTCGTGTTTCAGCCTCACCGGGATTAAACACTATTGGCATTTCTTATCCCCCGTTACAAAACACTTTTTGGTTTTATCTTCAGCCTCATCGACTTCTTTCGACTTAGCATCAAACCAAGCATCAAGAAGAGTGCAACGGGTCATGCTCTTGCCTCCTCGTCTATAGAAGCAAGGTTGTATTCCATTGGTTTCTCGCAACTACCGCATGTTTCTCGCCACATAAAGTGAAGCATACCACAGTGTTGGCATCGAGTACCTGAGCCAATGTTCAAAACATCACTGGCCTCAAGATTACGCTTACGCTGTTGTGAAGTAATACCCTTGAGTGGGTTTTCTTCGTCAATGACTTTACCAAGAAGGGTTTGTGCGTCAGAACGAATACCCTGCTTTTGAAATCTTTCAATATCACTCAGGTCAATTGTTTGCTCGGCTAACGACATACATACTCCTCACACTCAACTGGTAGTGACAAATATGTAAATGTTACCAAGAACATGATGCGGGTCGCATGATACACAAGTATTGCTACTAATAGCGGTGCTAATCTCTGCTGCTATAGCAGTTCTCGCTGTGTCGTCGTTAAAATCCTTCGGCGGAAAAGGCCCAAGAATTGTTACTGTTTTTGCCATGTGTCGTCACCTCAAGAGCGACGACCAATTGCGAAGAAAGTTCCACCAATAGTGGCCTGTGCCGCTGCTGGTGTGTGAACAGTGATTGTAGTCCCATCTACTGTAGCAAACTCACTAAAGGTGTGAGGCGCTGCGTCAGAAGCATCAGCGTTACCGCCTGTTTCAAGTGTTGCTGGAGCAAGAGGCCCTGTAGGGGTAACTGTAGCCATGTCAATACTTGCGAGCAAACCACTCAAATCAATGCTTGTGTCAGTTGCTGCGTATGTTCCTGTGACAACCATTCGGTCACCAAAGTAAGTTGGTCGGGGGTCTATTGATACTGTCATATTTATTCATCTCCTGTTGTTTCTGTTTCTTCTGCACTTTCTTCAATTAGTGCCTCTGTTTCTTGAACACCGTCAGGACTCATAACAGTCTCAACAAGTTCAAGTAGAGTAGTTTTTGTTGCATAGCCTTTTGGCTTGATGTCATACTTAGCGAGCCATTTTACAATGTCGCCACGCTTCCAACCAGCGTCAGGGATGTCGTCATTTCCTTCATCAACAGAATCGTAGCCTTTGATAATAAAGTCATCACTAAGACGATGACCCCATTTGTCAAGCCACGCTGTTGTGACTTCTAAGGGAACACCCTTTTTGAAATCAGGATAGTTGCCGTCAATGTTCCTTGTAGACCAAGAACGACCCATGTAGGTTACTGTAGGCAAGTTACCTCACCTCAGTTGTAGAGTATCATTACTGTTGTAACGTTCGCTGAACCGCTTGCGTATTGTAGTGTTGCAGTTAGACCGGAGAAGATACATCCTGTAAGAACAGGTGTTGCCTCTGCTGGTGTTGCTGTAACGCTTAGAATTGCTGTTGCTCCGCCGCCGAGAATAATTGTCTCTCCGTCTGCTCCACCTGTCACGTTGATTAGTGCCAACTTTGGTGCTGGTGCATATCCGTTTGCTGCGTCTGTTTGTAGTGCGTTGAATGAATCAATGCTTCCGGGATAAGTTCCACCACGAGCCAAGTATTCTGTGGTGTCGTGTGACCCTGCTCGTAGTTCCCAAGCACCCACAAGGGTTGCTGTTGCTGTTCCGCTTAATGTTAATTCTGCTGCCATATTTAATCATCTCCATGTTTTTTTGTTTTTTGTGTCCTCACTTCAAGTCACGAATGCTTGCTTGTGCTCCAAAGAAAGTTGTCCATACTTCACCCATTGTTCGGTAAAGTCCCTCTTGACCGAGGCGGTTGATTGCGAATGGGTCACCAGTTTCGATACCTGACTCAAAGTATTGAGTAGGAATCGCTGTACTGAAGTACATGTAGTCAGTGTCCAAAAGATACATACGGCTTATTCCGTCTGTCTTCACAACATCCTTAGAAGGAATGATTGGAACACCGTTGTAGGTTGCGACAATGAAACCTGCTTCGATACCCGGAACACCCTTTACACCGTTGTAGGTAGGGGTGACACGCTTCTCTTCCATGAAACGCTGTTGCGCTTGGAGGAGTTGTTGTAGACGCATCAAAGTGTCATATCCAGTTAGGATGACCTTCGGGTTACCTCCACGTTCCCAAACTTGTTGGAATGTGGTGTCGAGGTGGTCGAGTGATAGAACACGCTTGTTTGATGCTTGAGTGTCAGCAGCGCAGTTTACTTCAGCGCTTGACCAAGTGTTTGTTCTTCGGTCAATGCTGTAGATGTCGAGGTCACCGTCATCAGCGTGGTTGTTGCCGGATGTGGTCTTCAAAGTTGTTGCTGAACCTGAACCATCAGCGGCTTCAGCAGCAGTGATACGGTCAAGAGATTCAAAGTTGTTACCTGCTACTGTGGAAGAGTCAGTCAAGAGCATCTTGTTTACCATTTCAGCGTGGTGCTTACCCATTTCTTCTTTGAGAACTGAGCGCATGTCACCCATACCGTCGTCCTTGTCAGCAAGGAAAACAGCGACTTCGCTTACATCGAATGAGTGAGCGATGGTCTTTGGCTTTGCGGCAACGTGTTGGAAGACTGGCTTAACAGTCTCAGGTAGTGTACCGTTCTCAGCAATACCACCGTGAACTGTGCCTGAGTTTGGTTTGTCAGTAATGACTCTCCATCCACTGCGTTCCCACGGCTTCTTTGGCATAATTGAAAATGCGTTAAATTCTTGGTTGAGTTGCGACCAAACCTTGCGACCATAGATTGCTTGGTATGTTCCAGCGGTGGTACTTAGCATTGGTGCGTCGGCTTTGAGAAGTTCGCTACCAGTGTATGTGTAACCCATTGAGTTACCTGCTCCGTAGTAGTATCTTTCCATATCTGTTACTGTTCTTACATAATTTCGTGCCATGTTATTTCATCTCCATTTTTTTTTGT